TGAGCCTTTTTTACATACAGCGTGTTTTTTCGAAGGGGAGCGTGTCTTGGCTTGGCGGAATTCGGGCCATCAGGAGCGGAAACTGTTCGACCGGGTGAGGCGCGAGGAGGACGTTTGTGGGATGCCGGTGTGTTTGGCTCCTTCTCGGTGGATTGATAAGGAGTTGAAGGCTCCGGATGGTTGGTCGTTTAGTGTGAACCATCGGGAGCCTCGGTCCCGTCGTCCGGATTTGACGTATGTGCGGGAGAATCTTCATGCCGCGCATTTGAAGTGTAACCAGTCGGGGCAGCCGTCGAAGAGGAGGCCGAGTGTCGATTGGTGATATTGCTACTGAAGGGGACAGGCTCAAGACGTTGGAGGCGCTGCGTGATTTCTATGCGCGGACGCTTGATGGCCTTTCGGGTTTGACAATCAGGGATGCTGCTGCGATTGGTGGCAGGCTAGAGAAGGTCTTAGCCGAGATCGAGGGGCTAGCGGATCCGGAGGATCATGACGTTGTTGATGAACTCCGGCGTAAACGCGCCGAGCGACTGGCCGGAACCGGCACCTCGGGTAGCTAGCTGGGACCCTTTCGACGACACGTGGGGTGACGAGGCGGTCGACCTCTGTTACGGCGCAGGGCTTGATTTGGACGAATGGCAGGCGATCAGCCTTCGTGTTTGGCTCGGTACCCGCCCCGGTAACCCTGATAGGTGGGCTCACCGTCGAAACGGAATGATCGTCCCCCGCCAGGACGGCAAAGGCGCAGTGTTGGAAGCCCGCCAGTTGGTCGGCCTGTTTTTGTTTGATTGGGAGCGGCTGATCATCCACACCGCCCACGAGTTCAAAACGGCGGAAGAGTCGTTCATGCGGCTCCGTGGGCTGATCGAGGACTCCCCACTGCGGCGTCGGCTGGCACGTAACGGTATTCGTACTGGTCGGGGCCAGGAGGCCATCATTCTCGAGGACGGGTCGAGGGTGAAGTTTCTCGCCCGGTCGAAAAAGTCTGGCAGAGGGTTCACGTCTGACCTGCTGATTTACGACGAGGCGATGGCGCTTGAACCGGCGACGGTTGGAGCTTCCGGGCCGACACAGAGCGCGAGGCCGAACCCGCAGACGATTTACACGGCAACCGCCGGCGACGACACGTCCGAAGTGCTCTCCCAAGTCAGGGACCAGGGCATTCAAGGCACCCCTCGACTGTCTTACGTCGAGTATTCGGCGGGGGTGTCGGACGACCATAAGGGCGAGCAGGTTGATTTGGACGACCGGGCGGAATGGTTCCGGGCGAACCCTGCGATGCATGGTCCTAACCCTCGGATGACGTTGGAGGCGGTCGAAGAGGACCGTCGGATGATGGACGAAGAGAACTTCGCCCGTGAACGTTTGTGCTTGTGGTGGGTGGGCCGTCGGGTCGCTCTGATAGACCCCGACCACTGGCAAAACCTGATCGGAGATTCGACGAAAGCCGGGGAGCCTGTTACTGCGGCGTTGGCGGTTGACGCCCCACCCGAGAAGGAGACCGTGTCGATCGGGCTGGCCACGGACCGGGGTGACGGGAAAACCCATTTGGACCTCATCGAATACCGGAAGGGTACGAAGTGGGCTGCCCCCCGTCTTGCTGAACTGGCGAAGAAAGGGCGGGTGTCGTGGGTTGCTGTAGCCCCGAACTCGCCGGCCGGGTCGCTCATCTCAGAGATTGTGGCGCAACTCGAAACCAAGAAGGTTCCTGTCCTGCCGTTGAAAGGTGCTGACTTGAGTGCGGCGTGCGGCCAGTTCCTCGACCGGGTCAACGGCATAACCCAGGAAAAACAAGACGGTCCGGTCAAACAGGAGCCGCAGTTCGTTGTTCACAACGGCCCAAACGTGAACGTTCTCGCTGCCGCGGTGGATGCGTTGCGGAAACGTGAAAACGCTGAAGGCGGGTTCGTGTTCCACCGTCGCGACACCGCAGCTGATATCAGTCCTGTGATGGCGTTGGCGCTGGCGTCGTACGCACTTGGGAAACCGCCGAAGAAGAAACAACGGTCTGGGGAAGCGAGGTACTGATGCTCACCGAACCCCAGATTCTCGAAGTGTTCGCCGAGTTGAAAGAGGCCCGCGATTCGGAGAGGTCGCGGTTGGAGAAAATCCACCGTTACCTCCGCGACGACCCCAAACGGAAACTGGAGGGGCTGCCGTCGTCTGTCCCTTCGGAAGTGCAGCGTCTCGCCCGCCTGTCCCGCGCCAACGTCCTCAAATTCGCGGTTAACTCAAGGGTCCAGTCGATGTATGTGGATGGGTATCGGGCTAAGGGCGCGTCTGATGACTCGCCGGTGTGGGAGGCGTGGCAGGCGAACGGGATGGACGCCCGCCAAATCGGCATCCATCGTTCCGGACTCTCCTACGGAGCCTCATACGCCACCGTGTTGCCGGGCGAACCGGTGCCTGTTATCCGCGGGGCGTCCGCAAGGAAACTGACCGCGTTGTACGGGTCGGATGATGTGTGGCCGGTGTTAGCGCTCGAACAACGGGCCGAAAGCACTTGGCGGCTCCTCGACGAGACCCACGTCTATAGCCTGGCCACCAAAGACTCGGACATTCCCGCCCTTGTGAAGAACGAGGAGCACAACGCGAAGTCGATGGGGGAGTCTGTCTGCCCCGTGGTGAGATACCGGGACACGATTGATTTGGACGATCCGATAGTCGGGATTGTCCAACCTCTGATTCCGTTGCAGGACCAGATCAACATCACCACGTTCGGACTACTGGTCACGCAGCATTTCGGAGCGTTCAAATTCCGTTACGTACTCGGTTGGGTGGCCGAAAACGAGGAGTCACGGATCAAAGCGTCCGCCTCCAACTTTTTCACTTTGGACGAACACCCGGACGATGTGAAGATCGACCAGCTCGAAGAATCCGATTTGTCCGGGTATATCGAATCCCGCAAATCCACTTTGGAACTGTTCGCCGCTATCTCGCAGACTCCGGCGCATGAACTGATGGGCCAGCTCATCAACCTTTCCGCGGAAGCTCTCGCCGCTGCCGAAGCCGGTAAGCAGCGGGCCATTTTGGAGAACAAAACGGTTACGGGGGAAGCCCACGAACAGACCCTCGCACTGGCCGGGGAGTACATGGGTGTGGAATCTGATCCTGGTGCGTATGTCCGTTGGCAGGACACCGAGGCCCGCTCCCTGTCGATGCTCGTAGACGCTTTGGGCAAGGCCGTCCAAATGTTGGGGATACCCCCACAAGCACTTTGGGACCGGGTAGCCGACGCTCTCGGAGCCTCACAGCAAGAAGTTGCCAGTTGGAAAGTCCTGGCCGAATCCGGGGATGCCTTCGCCCAACTGGAAGCCTTACTGGATAGGCAAAGTGACCCCGTTCCAACACCGGTCTAACCAGCTCGCCGTCCGAGCTTCCGTGCTCAGAATCCTGATGAGGTTGTGGCGTACCATTGATGTTACGCGGCTTGCGGATACGGTGCAACCGTTCGCTGATGCTGCGTCGGTGGTTGTTGGGGAAGGGTTCACCAGGAGCGCGAAGACCGCCGGGCTCTACTACCTGACCACCCGTCCGTCGGGGATAACCACTGTCGAAGTGCCGGAAGTGTTCCCGCAGCCTGCCGAAGTGAACGCGGCACGCCTCCGCGGAGCAGGCCTCGCGGGAATCCTGAACGCTCGACGTGCCGGGTTCTCACCGCAGGCCGCCGCTCAGAACGGGTTCGTGAAAGTAGCGGGCACCGCTTCCCGGTTGGTGCTTGACGGCGGCAGGCAAACCATTCTGCAGACCGCCGTCCAGGATCCGGCAGCGTCGGGAAGGTGGCAGCGAATAGCAGGCCCGAACGCCTGTGAATTCTGTCAGATGCTGGCCGACCGGGGCCCCGTCTACTCCGACGACACCGCCGATTTTTCGAGTCACGACCACTGCGGCTGCTCGGCCAGCCCCGAATTCACGTAAGGAGAAACAATGTCCCTGTCCAACTTTTCTGAAAACGAGATCGCCGACTGGCTCGCCGGTAACGGTGCCCCGTCTGCGGTCACGAACGTCTTTGGCCAGCTCCACGTCGGAGACCCCGGCGAGGACGGCACCGCAAACGTGTCGGCAGAAACCACCCGTGAGGAACTGTCTTTCGGTGCTGCTTCTGGTGGTGTAGCCACGTCTGATGCTGACGCGTCTTGGCTGGACTGGTCAGCCGGGTCGGAGAGCATCACCTTCGTCTCTTACTGGGATGCTTCCACAGCAGGCAACAACCTCGGGTCTGGTGCCAACACTGGTAACCAGGCGGTTGAGGACGGCAACGACTTCGTCCTGTCGGCCGGTGATGTCACTATCACCCTCGACTGAATGTACGGGTGAAGGGGTCGGCCACTGCTGCTGGTTCGAAGGGAGGGTTTGCGTTTTCCTCGAGGAGAACACTATCCCCGGTAGACGGTGGGTGTGCGGCCTTCGACGGGAGTTGGGGTCGTGGGACAAGGTCCACACTGACAGCCGATACCTGACCCTGATCAGACCGGAGTGGGAGAAGCTCAACCCGACCCTGAACTGCGGCACCTGGGGGCCAGGCACAGGCCAATGCTGCTTTAAGGAGGGCTGATGGCCACCTGGATCAGACAGAACACCAACCAAATCCAGTCTGCCGACGCCGACCTGGCCGGTGCCCTCGACCTCGACAACGGTACCGCCCCCGGCGACTTCGACCCGGCGGGTGTGAACAGTGTCCGCTTCCAACTCTCCGTTACCGGTGCGGGATTCGGTGACGACAGGTGGACGGCCCTTCGGCGTGCGTCGCTGGGTACTGGCTCCCTTAACCCTGACCCCTCCACGGTGTTCGCCACGGTTGACACCACCGACGCGTCAGGGTTGGCGAACACTTCCAACGCCTTTGACCTGACCGACTCCGCTCCTGACACGGGATTGTCGACTGCTGGTTGGGAAGCGACCAGGGTGGTGGCGACGGGGATCA